GATATTTCTTAGAAGTTTTGTCATCACCCATACAACGAGCCATGTAATCTTCTCTATCTTCATTTGGTTTTACGCCTGGCATATTACTCACTTCCTATCTTGAATTGGTTTCTTTGCAGTTACACCTGTTTCATGCTTTGCTACTGTATGGTCATGTTCTTGATCCATTTTTTGTAGATACATTTCGTGTTCATGTTGATCGACTGCAACTTCACGGTCATGCTTTAGTTCAATAGCAATGTTGTCAATCTCAACTGTTTGTTCAGACTCCCACATACGAAGGACTGTGTTAAGTGCTGGTGCGGCTACACCACCAATGATAGCGATAAGTGCAATGAACCCATCGAGGTTCTCAAGGACTACATCGGGTTTCCATATACCCATAGCCACTACTGCACCAGCAGCAAGAAGCCATAAATATATAGCGGGGAGTACTGTTTTACTTACCATCTTATCGTTAAACGATTTTGCTTGCATTCTGTCGCCTCTATTAGCCATATTACTCACCTTTGTTTTCGTTCTCACGAGGAAGATCACCCTTAGTGGTCTTTGAAGATTTCGAGCCTCTCGACTTACCAGCACTTCCACGTTCAGGCATAAGTCCCAAATCATCTCTTGCTTCGTTTAGTGTAGTAACTCCTGCCTCAAAAGCAAGAACTACTCTACGTGTTGTCTCGAATGGACTCTCTTCGTCTATTGGATCGAATGCTAATTTAGGTAAGTCTCCCATCTTATGGGCGATACCGAGTAACTCTAAGTGCTTTGAAAACAAACCTTGCATTGCTTGTGAAAGAACTTTTTGTAATCTGCGAATTGCTTGGACTGACCATTGAGACGCATTGAATGTAGCAGCAAATGTAGACCCACGTTCTTGTCCCATACTAACACGTGGTACGTGAAGTACAGATGAGATGTCTGCGTTTACCTGATCCATGAATGCTGAGTTGTCGGGGATTGTATTCTTGAGATCAACGAATTGCATATTGACATAGTGAGGAAGGATAGGTACCTGATCAGCACGTAATCCATCTAATAGTGAACCAACGTCATCCATAATTTTGTTAAGACGTTCTTGTGCCTCAGCAGGATCTTGGATGTTGGCGATTGCTTCGGGGCCAATAGTAATGTATTGCTTTGTTAGACTGTCCTCAAGAGCAATGCGATTATTCATACTGTTGTACTTTGCCCGGATGGCTTGTTTTAGCGCAGAGAATCTGGACGCACCCCATACTCCGTATGTCCATCGACCCATGCGATCCATAAACCAGTATGAGCGATAATCAATCTTGATGTGTAGAATTTCGCTTGCAGGATATAGCGCACTATCACGTGCGTTCTCACGAAGGAGGTACTTATCAGCAGTATAGATGGCGTTATCTTTGTCAGCAGCAAATGGTATTCTACGATTATCTACGATTGTGATCTGGCTAATAGGCAGGGATTGAACATTAGTAATACCTACTCCAGTGCGACCTACGAGTTTACTAATATCGTTTCCGTATACCATCAAGTTACGCATGGCACTGATTAGCATATCATCGAACTCAAGAGTTTCTTCTGTCAATTCTTTGATTGCGTTTCGTATAACTCCGTTCTTACCGCCAAGAATCTTATACTTGTTTGCAGTAAGACTAATTGTTCTGACAGCACCATTGAGTTCAGGATCGTAGTTTAACATTTCATCGTAAAGATCAAAGTTGTTTGTGTTGTTGTATGTGGTGGATCTTAATCCTTCGGTGTCTTTTACAATATTATCTATGCCTGCCGCCATAACTGCAAAGGGACTTGCGCCTACTTTAGTAGCAGTTTTGTAAAGAGGGACTGGTTCATCTTCCGATGCGCTCACAGTCCGATTTGAAAATGGATTCCACCACGCCATGTTTATTCCACGACCGATGTGCTATTTCAAGATTCTTTAGATTTTTTAAAATTCTTTGCTAAAAAAGCAAAAATTATAATACATAGCCACCAAATAACTTCGAGAATAAATAAAAGAAGTACATTTTGTTTGATGGCATCGAGGTTCATCTAATCACCAAACCTAACATACTTACTATTGCCAGGTCGCTTACGTGTAGATTTCTTTGCTTGTTTTTTCTTACCCCAGCCGCCCATAGTAGTAGTCTTTTTTAGAAGGGGCATATACTCCACAGTCTTAGGTTTGAATTGATCGATAGCGTGGGCTAACGCCATAACAGTATCGTTGTGTTTACCTACGTCTACTATCTCTCCGTTCTTCCATACGTGAGCCTCTAACTCATCAAGTATAATGCCGACCTTTTGCCGAGTGTCCTGATTACCAAAAGGAAATACAATTAACTTGCGGTCAAACCAAGTCCTAAGTCTGTTCATAAGTCCTTGCTTGAGACCCTTGTTAGAAGCCTTAGATGCTATGTAGCGCAGGTGTCCACCCTTCTGCTCTATGATCGTGGCGTACAGTCGCTGGAAACCTACATCTTCGGCGGCTACTACTGCATTGTATTGCTTTGCAGTTTCAATTAAGATATCAGCCTGTCGATCTGGAGGGAAATCATTACGTCTCCACATATCAACAAAGTGGATGTAGCCTTGCTCATCTTGCCTCAATGTTATTACGACGGTGTAGTCTTTACCAATACCATGAGAGGGATCGAAACCGACGACGAAGACTTCATTGGCATCATTGAAATGATCGTGAAAACCACAAACGGCGTTTATGTCTATGTTTTCTCGGATGAGGAACCTATTGAAAACTTGGGAATCATCATCGACGACCTTACAAAGATACTCTTGAGCGAAAGCGAGGTCGTCATCCATGCTAACTTTTTGTTCCAACAAGAATCCGACTGGTCTGAACTCGGGCCAGAGTGGGAGTAAAGGGATCTCAGGGTCTGCTCTATGCTCATCCCAATTAGGAAAGGCCGACCATGTTCCTGATTTCCATACTGATTTTGCTTTTTCAGAAAGCATTTCGGTATGGTAAAGATCGGTGTGAGCCATTGGTGTCCCTACTACGAAAAGAGAAGTGCCAGGATCAAGCATAGGCGTGATAACCTTTTTAAACCACTCTCGAACGGAGTCCATAGTCATGTCTCCCATCTCAGCAAGTACGTCATCAAGTGCTACAACTGACGGGTGTTCACCACGAATTGCAGATCCTACACCAGTTGCTTGAATCCATGCACCGTTAGTAAACTGAATCTTTTGTTTGTTTGATTTCTTTTCGTCTAAGAAGCGACGTAGTTCAGGATGTCGTCTCATATCAGTTTTGATTTCTTCAAGACGGTTAGTTGCTTGCCTGATTGACGCTGAGAATAACCATACTTCCATAGGGTTATTGTTTCGTTTTTCAAATAGACACATATGTAATAGTTTTACACGAAGCGTAGCAGACTTGCTGTGTGATCTGGGAGCGATAATACAGACACGATGTACCTGTGCGCCTTGACGATCACCATACATTTCCATCCATTGATCAATATGCTGTGCCCATTGGTACTCTTCTGACAACCATTCATAAAAGTGTCGCACATCATGGCGAGATCTTTGTATATTAAAGTTGGATAATGTCATCTTACCACTCTCATAAACCCACAGTACACACTCTTCTTGAGTTCTTTGTCCCACTTTCTACAGGTATCATAGCGAACATATGCTTCTTTGCCACACTCGTTACACTTTCTAACCTGTTTGGTAAATTTAAACGGATGCTTTGGCACATATATCACTCCAATGGGTGATCAATATCTTTGTCGCCAAGAGTCCAACGTAGTGATTTGATAACACCTTCAAGGGCTTTGTAGTTTCGCATGTGGTATACACGTTCTTCCTTCTTACCTTTAGACATTTTCATAAAGTGCATGTTCTGTTTACGTTCCGCTTTGTCAAGCATTTCATGAATCTGTGCCCATGTTCTTTGATATGAAAATTTATCTCCCATGTTTATTCCCCATGAGTTACTGGTGCGAATAGAGAACCGAGATAACCTTCTTTCTGATCGATAAAGTATGCCGCTAATCCTGCGGTACTTGTAGTGTACCCTGATCTGGCGTGGTATCTATCGTGTCCTGCAAGAGACGGCATCTGTACAATCAAACAACCATCACGTTCCGCAAGACGTTGGTGATGAAGATGTCCGTGAAACCATACCTTATGTTTTGTTGCTCCCCATTGTTCTCTTGCTTCTACAGCCATTAGACCTACAATGTTAATTCTTTTAGACATGCCATCACCGTGAGTAAAGCCAAGTAGTGTATCTCCGTACTGGATGTAGCGTCGATTGTTAGCAGTAATAGTTACTGATACATCAGGGACATTCTCGTATGCGGCTGATAGGTACATCATAAGAGCAAGGGATGAGTGTCGGTCGTGATTACCTGGCATCATGACAATTTCAACTGGTGCAATCTGCCTTAGTAGATCAATATGCTCACGTGCTAACTGGCATCCTGTAATCAGAATCTCAGCGGGACTGGCACACATGTCTTGCGGTGTACCTTTTGTTGTGGTACCTGCGTCGTTATCTACATGGAACCAGTCTGATCCTGCACCTACAAATATCTTCTCGGGGCGGGATGGAAGTCTATTGACAAGCGTTTGTGTTTTTGTCATC